GAAATAATAGGGAGGGCTATTCTCATTGCCGCAAGATAACGATCCACAGTTTAAAAATAATCAAGGTGTTATTAACGGAAAAATAGTTCAGTTGTATCAAAAAGATAAAAAAAAGATGAGGGAATATGCAGGCACGTTAACTGAGGGGCAGCGAAATATAGCCCGCAGCCATCTTGATACTTTTCTAGGGATAAATGCAGCAGCGGAAAAAAGGCGTCGCCAAAATGATATCAACAGAAGAAGTTGATCAGTGTACAGAGTATCTTGCTGGGACTGATGAGCAGTTTGCTAGGGCTAAAGCCTATATGAACGGTTTAGACAAGCAAGAGAAGACAATATTGTCATTGAACCTTTTAAAATCAGTTCGTAATACGTTGGGGCTGAGAGATGCAGAAGCTCGAACCAGCCCTGACTACTGTCACTGGCGAGAGAAATACGTCGCTGCTGTTTACGATTATGAGCTTGTAAGAAACAAAAGAATTACATCTGCATTAGTTATTGAATTATATCGAACTGAATTGTCGGCTCGAAAAACAGGAATGATTATATGATTAATTTTTATATTTGCTGGTGATACCAGGAACATGATCATCCAATTATTCGGTTCTTTTGTTTTCTGCCGAGATGGATGAGAGCTTTTTAGAAAACAATTTTTTAATCAACAGAGGATTCTTCTAATGAAAAAAGAAATAATTGCAGCGACTATCGCTGCGGGTGCATTAATGACAGCCTCAATCGCTATCGCTGAAACGGCTAGTTTTTTTGATCCTGACGGTGCCTTCGCTTCTAGCAGTTCTGTTTATAGTACTGGTGGTGCTATGGCTACTATGACTATAGGTAGCTTGAAACATAAATTCCATGGCGACGAGAAGGCCGACGATAGTCTGTTTGCCTTGAGTCATGGTTCTGAGAGTGACGCAATGCAGGGCATTGCGAAAGGCTATGCTTCCACCGGCGCGTTTACTTCTTTTAATGGAGCTTATGGGTTAGGTGAAGATATGACTCTTGCGTCTACTTCTGGCAAAGGAGGCATCACCCCAATAAAGGAGGCTTTCGGTGTGTAAGTTGTCACGCACCTCGTCAGACACTTTATTAATTAGTGATTGACGAGGGGGGGCAACATTAAAGTTGCCCCCCTTTTTCTATTAAAAATGAAAAGACATGATATTGATATCGACCCCCCTGACTCCATTTACATGGCCGATGATTTTTTCTCCGTTTCGACGGACATCCGTAGTTTATATTATAAATTTCCTTACCTTTCAAAAAAAAGACATCATCTTATTATTATTAACGCACTCGATTTGTTGTTTGATGTAAAAAATGCGACAGATGAAACAACCAGAAACAAGGCATTAAATGATGTCACTCACTTCTTGGAGTATTCTGGTGACTGAGTTAATCTCAAAACTAAGCCCTCAATCTTGCCAGCCAATGAGGTTGAGCGGAATACCTGGTGTAAATGCAGCCGACCTTTCTCATGCTTGTGCATCCATTAATGGAATTGGTTATCACCTAGTATTGATTAAATACTCTGATGACCAGTCTGGTTATGAAAAGCTAAGAGATTTATTGATTGATAGAATTAAAGAAGAGGCGCAGAAAGGAAAATGGAAAAGGCGTAGATTACCTTGTCTGGTTCATCTTTCCATCAGTGAATATACTGGAACAAGAATATTTAATGACAGGAGTAGGGCTAAAGCTATTGGTGTTCACCCATCAGTCTGGTCAAGGATCTGGAAGGATAAATACAAAAGACTGTTTGAGATTATGAATGCATACGAAGAGAGCGCGCTGCACTCAATTAAGAATAAATTGAGCTAAAAAGTAATACGACATAAAACGACAATAGTTGTCGCTTTATGCAATTTATTTGTTATGATATCTGTAAGCTAGTTGTCTTTTTGCCACAATTCATACTGTACTACCATTTTTAAATGCTTCAGGTTTGACTGGGGAAAATCCCTATACCTGCTTGATTCTGGGTTACACAGATAACTCTTTACCGTATTTACTGAGATGCTCAACATGTCTGCAATATCCGCTTGAGTCAATTCATTGTCTTCCTTGATCTCAAGCAACTCAATATTTGTTTTATTAGTTTGTTTCACCGCAGCCTCTTTGTTAGAATCATCACCCCCAATGTTTCAAGGAATAGCCTCTTTGTCTTGGGGGATCAAGGCTGGGAAACCAGCCTTTTTTTATGCCTGACATTAAATGACAGATAACCTGGTTTTTATTATATTCAATTTTGCCTAGTCTGGTTAATGCTTTTTAGGTGTCACCAGCTTCGCAATTTTCTATTTCTTTCAAAAAAAACACAAAAAAGATCAAAAAAAAAGCCGAAAGCACCGTATGACGGCGTTTCGGCTATTGTTTAACGTTCGTATTCTACATTGTTATCATTGCATATCATTTCAGCTAAGTCATGATTGTAATTATCTAAGGCCTTATAGCCTTTTACTATCGGAAGTTGTAACAGATTTTGACGGATAGCTGACACATTCATTAGCTTGCACTCAATAGAGCCTTTTGATCTACCTTGAGTCGTGGCTAATGCACGGACAAGGGGCGCTTTTGAGTATTTAGTGTCGGACAGCTGAAGAGCTAACATTTTATTATAAAGGTCAACTAGCTCTCTATTGTTTTCAGGTGTCCATAGTTTACGCTGGGATTTTTTTAATGGTTTCATTTTCATGATTGAATAGCCTCTTCAGTCGGTGAGAAAAAATAGTAATCAGCTGCGATGTCGTAATAGATATCAACACCATTAACAGAATCGACGTGTCTGTAGATTCCGATTGTTTCGTTATTTAGTGAATATTCACTAAACACTGTGCCTCTGGCGTAATTGGTTGCGTCCTCATCGCAGTCTTTGGTATTTATCTCGTAGCTGTTATAAATAAGATCGTAAATATTCATAAGTCTGCGCTCCGTGTGTATTCAATCGAAATTAAAAATAGACGAAGTTCATTTTCATAATCTGTTAATAAAAGATCTTTTATAAAATCATTGTCTTTGTCATAAAGAGCAACGTAGAACTTTTCACCACTGTCTACTTCTCTTTTTTTTATATTTTTGTAGTCAAAAAACACTTTTATTGTGAATTGATCTAATGTTAACCGCTCAAATGAAGGGCAGGTGTCATTGTGCCAGCTGGTGTCATACCAGCCTTCATGAAACGCCAGCAAGGGAATATAATCAAAATCGGGGAACTCGGTTTTATAACTCATTGGAATAGCCTCTTTCTAGTTGATCCACATAAACCGGCTAAAAAATAACCGGCTTAAATTGATCAACTACAAAAAACATGGCCGTTGATGAAAGAATAATCCATGAACAATTCATAGGTGAATTGATCCCAGTTGAAATAATTGCTTGTTTCCATTCCGCAATCATCCGCGTATTGATAAGCAAAACTTTCTTCTGAGTCGGCTTCACCCATATATTGATTCTCGAAACCTTCAGCGGTTGCATATTCAGAACCAACCAGTTCTATATACGCTTGATAAGCGTCGCCATTGTTGGCTAACTGTTCTGCAAGTTCTGATACTGTCTCAAGACTGGTGTATTCTTCCACGTCTATTCCATCAGTGTCATGATTCAAGCAGCATACTTTTAACTGCGCCGCTTAATTCGTCTGGTGTCTGGTTTGCATCTATCCAGCGTCCACGAAGACGACCGGCGTTATATGCGGCAAGATCTGCAATATATATTTGAGTGTCCATAAGAATAGCCTCTTGATTTAACTCGGTTAATAAAAAATAAAAATACTCGTTAAGCGGCGGCCTTTATGTCGATGTATTCGACAGGGCAGCTATCATTTGTTTCTTTTACTTGCCATTCACCACCGACATAAATCGTCATGTCGTCTAGGTGCAAAATATGTGCATAGTGATTGGCGTCAATGAATAGAAGAATGCCTTCGCATTCTGTCTCGTAACCTTGCGGAAAAGTAACTATTGGAAGTATTGATTTCATGTTTTTAGCCTCTTTGTTTAACATAATTTATTATAACAAAAGTGTACATGTAACACAACACAATATGTGATTAATTGCGCTTATTTTGTGACGAAAAAAAACATTATGAACACTACAGACGATGACGTGATAACTGGTGAATTGATCCCCGCAGAAAAACAAAAAAGAATCAGCGCGGGGAGTTTAGACGAACACTACATAAGTATTTATTTAGATAACCCCAGCAATAAAACAAAGGCGTTAGAGAAAGCCGCGAAAGCCGCAGGAGTTGACTGCGATACTTCCAGACAGCGAGCCGGTGAGATACATAGAAGGCTCCAGCATAAAATAGAAGCGCGATTGAATCAGCGAATAATGGATGGCGCTACACTGGGGTACAGTGTCTTATATCAAATAACGGCAGACGAAGATACGGCTCCAGCCATAAGAGCTAAATGCGCGAGTTTATTAATAGAATATGCCGGAAAGAATAAACCTGACACGAACAAACAAACAGACAGAAACCGGATAGACATAAGGGCAGAGATTAAACGAACACAATTAAGAATATCCCAACTAACTGGAGAAAATATATGATTACTTACTTAGGTGCTGCATCCATTGGTATTCATTTTATAATTGTATTCTTTATACAATATTATGGAATAGGCTAAAATGTATGACTATCCATTTACTGTGTTTTTTTATTGTCCTGATACTAGTAATTAATTTATTCCTGTAGCGCCTATTATCTGTCTATTTATGTTTTTAGTTATTAATTAGCTGGTAAGTACTGGCATGGCATATTCTGCTTACTCACTCACACGACAATAAAAAAGAATAACCAGATGTTAATTAATATAGTTGTATCAATGTGTAGATAATAAGTAAATAAAAGCTAATGAGCCTGTATGACAGGAGACCAAACGGACTAGAGATGCGTTTATCTGTGAATATAAAAATTCCGTAACCTGCTTCGTAGATAACACCAATAGGCCTGGATCTGATTAACTCTGTAGCTACCACTGACGGTAGAAGGAAACGCAAACTATATGTTTGCTTAGATCAAAGGCAATGCTAGTGGTCTACTATTGGAGGGGTACCCCCCAAACCCCCCTTAACCCCAGAAACCCTCTTAGCTTCCCCTATCATTTTTTAGGAAAAACCAAACGCAGTTTTTTGTCTCTCTTTTTTTAGATAAAGGCAGTAAGCGTTAATTAATCTCTCAGTCATGAAGTTTTAATGATCATGACTGGGAGAGTGACGAGTTTACGTTACTGTGATAAGAACCTTATTGATGGATCATTGTCCTCTTTAACACTAGCCAACTCCTTTGTTTTTATATTGATAAAGAAACCAACTTCCTCCCTGTGGTGAGTATGGAAGACGGGATAACAGTTTTGTGTGCATTGTTCTCTCCATCCAGCTAATTGCAGGAACACCCCCTTATCTATCCTTATCCAGTCGTCTGTTGGCTCCCATTGAGATGTCCAATTGTCCGCTGGAACCGATGTGCTAACTAATAGTGTTAAGGCTGCTCCGACTATTAATGTTTTATTCATTTTAAATTCTCCTGTTTATGGTCGGAACTGTACATAGCGGTGTTGTGAGACCGCACCTTCAACGGGTTGTATTGGGTCGGCTTCACGGGATTCTTTTTTTTCTCGGTCATTCAGTTTTATCTCATTGACTAGTTCTGTGGCGGTGATTGTTTCCTTCTTATCGACATTCTTTGATCTGTGAGCCATGACAGCTGGTGACAGAGTTGCTACTGACAAAACAATAGATGAAATTAATATTGCTGTTTTGTTTTTCATTTTTTTGGGGCTACCTCTTAAAAAAAATAGATGAGTGTTTTTGCATCGTTAGTTGCAATAATTCAGACTCTTTTTTTTACCAAATAGTTTCTTATTTTTTTTATTTTTTTATTGAATATCGCCCACCAAAAAATATTTACATTTTTTTTGATCTTTTTATGGAGGACGTATGTCTAACTCGGCTCCAGATATTTCAGGCTTGTTATCTGACTTAGATGAGCTGTATCTGGAATTAGAAAAGCACGAATCAACGAACGCTATAGATCATTATGATCCGTATCAATACCAAATTTCATTTCATAATGACTTAGGAAAGTTCCGCTGCCTTAGAGCGGGGAATCGTATCGGTAAAACTCATTGTGGTGGAGCGGAAGTCGCTTACCACGCAACAGGTCTCTACCCTGATTGGTGGGAAGGCAGACGTTACACCAGTCCGGTGAAGGTAGTGGCCGCTGGTAAGAATAATGAAAAAACCCGTGACCTTATTCAGAACGCCTTATTTGGCGATCCCACTTTTCACGCATCATGGGGGACAGGCTGGATACCGAAACACTTGATCGGTGACGCCATGCGAAAACCTGGTGTCCCCGAAGCCAAGTATCACGTTTGGGTTAAGCATGTCTCAGGCGGCTGGTCAAAAGTAACGCTTTTAGCTTACGACATGCCTAAAGAAACATGGATGGGGCATAAGGCAGATATTAACTGGTTAGATGAAGAGCCACCAGAGCAGATAATGTCGCAAGCCATTCGGTCTGTTGTTGATACAGGTGGGGTTATTCTCATGACCTTTACTCCTGAGAACGGAACGACAGGTGTCGTCAAATTAATGGACGCAGAAGATTCTGCGTGGTCATTGCATAAAGCCGGATGGAAAGATGTCGCCGGCACTACCTTTTTTTTAGATTTAGGAAAATACTCCGTTCAATTTGAGAAACAATTCAGACGTAGTGGCGCAGAAGGTCACTTAACTGAAGAAAAAATTACCGCCGCTATGACAGCCATGATGCCGCACGAAATAAAGATGCGGTCAGAAGGTGAACCTGTTTTGGGTTCGGGTCTGGTTTTTCCTTATGCTCAAGAAGATATTTCAATTCCCGCTTTTCCGATACAAGACCACTGGCCACGAATTGCCGGCATAGATTTCGGCTACACCCATCCCACCGCTGTCGTTTGGATTGCTGTCGATCCAGAGACAACCACTATTTATATTTACGATGTTCTTTGTGTCGAAAAAAGAGAGATTGTCGAAATCGCTCCTTACATTAATCAACGTGACGGAGGTCGAATCCCTATCGCATGGCCTCACGACGGAAACAAACAATTTGGTATGGGGGATTCTATTCAGGGGCAATACCGAATGTACGGAGTCAACCTGCTTAAAGATAAATTTACCAACCCACCAAAGGAGGGGCAAGAAGAAGGTATGGGCGGGATTCAGGTTATGCCTGGTTTGGTAGAGATGAGTACACGAATGAAGGAAGGGCGATTAAAAGTTTTCGATCATCTAGCTGAGTGGTTTCAGGAGTTCAGGAATTACCACCATAAGGATCACAAGATCGTCGATAAAGATGACGACATTATGGCGGCGACTCGCTATGCCGTGATGAGTGTTCGTCATGCAGAGAGACCGGATAGGCGACATTTTAAACCAAAAGTAAAACGTCAATGTCATTAGTCGTTTGATCTTTAAATAGAAAAACGCGGACTGATGATTTTAATTTTATTAAAAAAAAAGAAGAAGCCATTGCAAGAAAAAATTTTATTTATCATAAGAGACAAATGGGGGCGTCATGAACGCACAAGAAATAAAGCAGCGTTATGATGCACTGTGGAGTATCAGAAAAACGGTTGAGCAAGACTGGGATTTGATTGAGAAATTTATTACCCCATTAAGAGGCGGTAAGTTTTTTCAAGATCAATCGAGTGAGCATGAAATTGATTGGAGGCGGGGCAGGGACGTGTTTGATTCAACCGCTATTTTGGCAGCTAATACATTGGCCAGTTCAATTCATGGCGCATTAACCAGTCCAAGTACCCGATGGTTCAGCCTACGTTTTCGCAATGACAATTTGAATCTGGAAGACGCGGCCACTGAGTGGTTACAATCATGTGCTGAAACAATCTGGTATGCACTACAGGACTCAGATTTCAACTTAGAAGTAAACGAGTCATATCAGGACTTAGTTTGTTTTGGTAATTCCTGCATTATTGAGGAAGCAGAAAGCGAAGTGGAATGGAAAGGGATTGATTTTTCTGCGCTCCCCATTCGTGAGGTTTACTTTGAACAGAATCACAAAGGTCAGATCGAACATTTCTTCCGTCGTCTTCAGTGGACAGCATTACAGATCTTAACGAAGTTTGGTGAGAAGGTTCCAGATCATATAAAAGAAAAAGCGAAGCAACCAGGACAAGCTGATGAAAAACACACTGTTATTTTTGCTATCTACCCTCGAAAAGGAAAAGAAAAAGCAAATACATCTACATTATTAACGCCTGAACAGCGTCCGTTTGAAAGTAAATATATTCTTCATGCTAGTGCCGATGAAATAGGTGACGTCGGTGGTTATTACGAGATGCCAGCATATCTCCCCCGTTATCAAAAAGCATCCGGTTCTATGTGGGGTTTTGGTGCAGGTACGATTGCGATATCAGATGTAATGACGTTAAACACAATGGTTGAGCAGCGGTTAAGTGCAGCAGCAAAAGCGATTGATCCTCCTTCATTAGTAACAGAGCGCGGACTTCTTTCTGATCTGGATTTAAGCGCCGGAGGCTTGACGGTTGTTCGAGATATTAATGGCGCAAAAGTCTATGAGTCTGGTGCGCGTTTTGATGTTGCTGAAGGATTAATAATGGATCTAAGGCAGAATATTAATCGTATGTTCTTGGTTGATCGTCTAGAGCTGAAGGAAAGCCCTGCGATGACCGCAACAGAAGTAAATGCACGTTACGATTTGATGCAGCGATTACTCGGCCCTGTTTTTGGACGACTGCAAACTGACTTCTTGAACCCCATGTTGGAGCGCACGTTTAAAATTCTTTTTCGTGCCGGACAATTTCCCCCGATGCCTGATGTATTAGCCGAACAAAGTGCTGAGTTAGATGTGGAATACATTGGGCCGATGGGGCGCGCTCAAAAATCAGATATGTTGGGTGCTATGTCGCAATGGATGAGAGACATGGCTGAGTTGGGCGAGTTATATCCTGAACTAAGGATGCTGCCTGATGCTCAAAACTACGGACGCGAAATGGCGAAAGCGGCAAATGTTCCTGCAACGATTGTTCGCTCTAAAGAAGAAGTTGATGAAATGGTTGACGCTGAAAAGCAAGATGCATTACAGCAACAACAACTGGAGCAGGCAGGAATGCAGGGACAGGCAATGCAAGCTGTTGGCGCTGGCGCGCAATCATTACAGGAAGCCGGTGTCGAGGGGCCAGCATAGTGAGTCAGGGCATCGACAAAATAAAAGCCAGACTCGCGCATAAGCAGAGTTTGGTGTCAGGTTTTATGCAATCAGAAGCGGGAAAAGAAATCATCCGTATTCTGGAAGAAGAATTTTACGACGGTGAATTATTGGGCGGCGACTCACACGAAACCTACTACAACCTGGGGCGACGGGATGTAGTCGCTTACTTAAGACAACTCGCCAACTGGCGAACAGAAGGAAAACAATTATGAGTTTAGAACTACCTGAAGACTGGCGCAGCGAGTTGCCCGTTGAGATGCAGTCAAGCGGTGTACTGGAAAATGTAAAAAACATTGAGACACTGGCCAAAATTGCTATTGATGGACGTAATTTTAGGAGTACCGCAATTCGTCTTCCCAGTACCGACGCATCAGTTGATGATCGTAATAAGTTCAATACTGAGTTAATGGCAAAACTACCAAACCTAATAGCAAAACCAAATCCCGACGAAGCATGGGATGACGTCTGGAATAGACTGGGGCGTCCAAAAAATTCAGCTGATTATGATCTGGGGTCTGTTCCTGACCAGATAAAAGAGAGCATGACCGCCTTGACGGGGAAGGCTCACGACCTAGGCGTAACGCAAGATCAAATGAAGGGGATTGCTGATGCGATTACGAGCGATTATGAGGGCAAATTAGATCTGGCCGCTGGAAGTCGGGATCAACATGTTAATCGTTTAAAAGATGAATGGGGTGGAACTTATAACGAGAAGGTTTCTAGTCTTGGTCACTTCGTAAAACAAACCGGTTTTAGTGAGGACTTTGTGACCGCTGTTGAAAGCGGCCAACTGAATCTTGATGACATGAAAGCGTTAGACAAAGTGCTTAAGGGGTTTGAGGGGGAAGGTGTCAATATTGGTAGACAGCCAAATGATCAGTCATCAGTTATGACGCCAAGTGAAGCTACACTTCGTATAGCTGAACTGTGGGCCGATAAAGATGGCCCGTTATTAAATAACAGTCACCCTGATCATGACGCGGCAGTGAAACGTAATTTTGAGTTACATAAGTATGCCGAAGTTGGACGCAAAAAAAACGAAACAGATGCCTTCAGGGCCTCGCTTGATACTTAACAAGTTGACAAAAAATAACGCCAGTGTTATATATTGTCGGTGGCCTCATCTGTTTATTAGACCCACAAAATACTGCGACTGACAGCAATCAGTAAGCCGAAAAAGACCGCCGCGATTGGTGCCTATCTTACGACGAAATTTTATTTCTAAGTAATATAGGAGCCGATCATGGCTAATACTGTTGATAATGTATATATATCGACGTTCGAGAATACCTTGCGTCACTTGGCGCAGCAAAGCGAAACAAAACTCCGTCCACATCTTATGGAGCGTGGCACTAATGGCAAGGATCATGCGTGGGAGCGTTTGGGGTCTAGTGACGCGAGTCTCAAATCAGGTCGTTTAGTCGCAACACCCGTTGCTGACACGCCTTGGTCTCGTCGATTATCTGTTGCAAAAACATATCACAACGCCGATTCAACTGAGAGCGAAGATATCGTTCAGATGTTGGTCGATCCTAATAGTAATTTAGCTATGTCATTAGCGATGTCGATGCGCCGTGCGTGGGATGATGAAATCATTACCGCTGCAACGGGTCTCGCATTGGATGGTGATGGTGTAACGACTTATGATCTTGCTGTTGTAAACGCAGGTAATCAGGTAGTCGGTGATTATACAACCGGCATCACTTTTGACGCGGTAACAGAAGTTCAAGAACGATTCATGAATAATGATATCGACCCGAGTGAGCCGAAAGTTTTTGTTGTTGGGCCTAAGCAGGTTCGTAAGCTCATGCAGTTGACCGAGAATACATCATCAGATTACGTTCGCCTTCAGCAGTTACAACAGTATGGCATTGCACCCAACTGGTTAGGTTTTACGTGGATTTATTCTACCCGCCTTAATGTTCCTTCAGTTGATCAACTTGACTGTTTTGCCATGACTAAGCGCGCTTTAGGTCTTCAAGTGAATAAAGATATGTTGGTTCGCGTTCAGGAAGATCCAAGCGTTTCATTTGCGTGGAGAATTTACTGTGAGTCAACATTCGGTGCAGTTCGTGTGGAAGATGAGCATATCGTTTGGGGCAAGTTCGCCGACACAATCTAATCATAATGGCCACGGACGGCTTAATTGGAGTTCATCATGGCAGAACAATATGAGATGACTGTCTTACCTAACAACACAGGCGACAAATTATTAGTTGTTCAGACAGATACAGTACTGGCTCCCGATGACGATGCGATTATTTGTGTCATCGGAGCAACAGTTAACCTTAATCGTCACAATGAAATTTTAAATGGCCTGCGAACACTCGCAACACACATGCGCGACAATAATCAATTATCCGCAACCGGTGCGTCTATTTATACATTCGCTGATATTGACAGTGTTAATAACATTACTCAAACCGTAAACATTCTTGACGTGTCTGCTAACGATATTTTAATCGGTGTCGGCACGACAATTGTGACGAGTAATGATGGCAGCACAAACATTATTGATAACGCTTTTAATATGTTGATTGATTGGATGCGTGAAAGCGGTCTAGTCGCAACACCATAGGAGAACATCATGGCATTGGTAGACTTACCTGAGTATACAGCGGGAGATGATCTTGCTGTTATTACAATAGATGGTGTAATTTTTATTACTTATACCCGTTGTATTACCCGAACGATTGAAACTGGACTACAGGCAGATGTACCTGGAGGCAGTGAGCTGGTTTACACCATCACACCAACAACCGGAACAGTTGTTGTTGCTGCGCAAGATGCGGCTTTTGTAATTGATATCGGCGTCACGCTTACAGCGGATTCAGGTGTTTACCACACACCAACTCGCGGCTTAGTTGTTGCACCATTAGTGGACGCGTAAATATGAAAAAAATTACATTAGGTCAGTCAGTTAAAATTCGCAATATGGTTGCAGCTGGTAGTACGCCAGAAGAAGTAGCGGCGCAATTCGGATTACCGGTTGAACGAGTAAAATCTTTTTGTCCTAAAGTTAAAACAAAAAAAACCCGCGAAAAGCTGGAAAAAAAAGCAGAAGAGTTGAGTTAACTTATGGCTATCTCTCCGGTTGAGATATGCAATTTAGCACTAGGTTGGTTGGGTGCTGATTTAATCATATCGTTAAACGATAACAGCGTAGAAGCAAAATTATGTAAGGCTAATTATGCGCTGTTGCGTGATGCTGTTCTGGAAGAAAGAGAGTGGACATTTGCTGTTAAGCGTTTAGAACCAGTCGAGTTAGTTGATACGCCTATCTACGGATACAGTAAAGCATTTCAAATACCACCAGAGGTTATTCGTGTATTACAGGTTTCACTAGGTGGCGAACCAGGACATGAAGAGAATTCTTTTCGTTCTACTGCTCGCGGCGGAACAGGAATGGGGCGCGAAACCCGTATTGATTGGTCGCGTGAAGGCGATCATATTCTAGCAAATAATGCAGCACGTATTTTTATGCGCTGTTTGATTCAGGTCGTAGATACAAATAAATTTAGTCCCGCATTCGATCAGGCGCTGGCAGCCAGAATGGCAATGGACTTGGCCATCCCCATAACAAATAGCCGCTCATTACAAAAAGACATGGCTGGAATGTATGCGGATAAAATAAAACTTGCTGCCGCGTCAGATGGTATGCAGGGACGATCATTCAATACTCGTTCCGATGCTTTTACGGTGGTTAGATGATATGGGTAAATTGCAAAAACGAGAGTCATCTTTTCAAGCTGGCGAGATCTCTCCGCGTTACTTTGGTCGATCTGAAGACGACGTTTACCAGAAGGGGTTGGCTGTTGCAGAGAATGTCCTTATTGATAAACGTGGCGGCGCTTTTCGTCGTCGAGGTCTAGAACACTTTGGTCAGGTCGATGGTAATAATGCTCGCGCTTTTTCTCTTCAGGTTTCACGCCAACGCTACTACACCTTAATTGCCTATTACGATATTGTTTTAGCTCAAGGCAAACTATTAATTATTGCCGCTGGGGCTAGTTTTTTAGGAGACAATCTCTTATTAAATGGTAGTTTTGCCAACGCAGGTGATGATTGGCTCGTTAGTAATAACCCTATCTCATCAACCGCGAGTTTCGTTATTGGTCATGTTGATTTAGAGCCAGAACCACTCAATATTAACCATGTCTTAAATCCCGATTTCACTTTTGATGGTTTAGGTTGGACGATACGAAAATCACATGTGTTATCTAGTGTGACATTTGCTGACGGGACGGTAACTCTTATTCCTCGTCCAGTTGGTGTTGAGTACGCAGGTGTTGCTCAACTACTATCAGTCCCCACCGCAGCGGTTCAATATCGCATTATCATTAGTGGTGAGTTCTTGGGCAATTTTCTCGATGTAAAAATTGGCGTAACCGAAGGCGATGGCACTTATTTAGATATCACGTTAGCAATGAGTGATGAATTGTTATTTACGCCAGCTGCAGCAGGTTTCTGGATAACGCTGGATTGCATTAATCCTAATTCTGCCATTGTTTTAGATTCAGTAAAAATCGAAGAAGTTACAACCAACTTTGTCGAAATATCTCAAGAGGCGACGGTGATTGCGCTGCCGACTGACGAGCATACGGTTGTCGTTGCACAACAAAACACTGAAAAGTTAATCATTAATATTGGTACGACTCAGGGCGCGGTCGATATTGCTTCGGTTATCTCTACAGATCATGAAATAATATTCCCGTTTGTCCCTAATAACGCAACATTTTTTGTCACGGTAAGGGCCGAATCAGAGAACACGTTAACAGCGAGGGTCACTTTTATCGGGACAGCAACCACTTCAGCCGCAGCCGGTTTAGGTGAGTTTATGGATGCGACGTGGAGTGAGGATCAGTTAGATGAGATACACATGATCGAATCTCCTACTGGGAGGACGTTGTATTTCGTGCATCCGAACCTTCAGCCTCAAAAACTAGCATACAGCCATACTAGCGATACGTTTACGCCCTTAACCAATGTGACGTTTTCCAATCCACCAGCAGAATGGACAGATACTAATTGGCCAGCAACTGGTACGCATTATGAAGGCAGGCTTTGGCTTGCCGCCACTCCCGATCAAAGACAAACAATGTGGGGGTCTGTTTCAGGTAGTGATGAGGATTTTAGCAATGTTGATGACAATCTTGATCCTAATGCGCCGACAGATGCAACGCGAGTAACAATAACCTTAAGGGAGTTTGGTCGCATTGAATGGTTATTGGGGACAAAGAACTTACTGGTGGGGGCGGAGAATGGCGAACACATTATCACGTCAGCTGGCGGCGTAATTACATGGAATGATTTTCACGTGGAACAACAAAGCTCATTTGGCTCAAACAATATGCGCGGTGTTCAGGTTGGAGAAAAGATTTTTTATTTAACCCCCGACGGCAGAAAATTAAGAGCAATGGCGTATGAGTTTAACGAAAATAATTGGCTGTCTCAGGATTTAACATATATATCAGAACACGTAACCGCCCCCATCGCAATCCACTCATGCTGGGCGCAGCATCCAGATAATTTATTCGTCTTAGTAATGGAAGATGGCACATTAGCTATCATGACATACGCACGGACAGCCGGAACAATTGCGTGGACGCGACATCAAATCGCCGGTATGGATATAAAGGATGTTTCCACCGGACGAGATAGTGGCATTAGTGAAATTGTCGTCGTCGGTCAGCGAACTCCAGGTAAAATTGATATCGAACTGAATTCCGGTGGCCGAGAATATTTAGATTCTTATGTCGGTGTGTTTGATGCTGGTGGTACCGATACTATAACTGGTTTAGATCATTTGGAAGGACTAGAAGTTAGGTCATTGGTGGATGGTGCAGTAGAGCCTTTGCAGTTAGTCATTGGTGGTCAGATCACAACACAGCGAACCGGTAATCAATTATATGCGGGGCTGGATTACACATCAAAAATTAAAACGCTCCCCCCTGACGTTCAAAAAAGTCAAATCCGATCATGGAAAAAAAGATGGAATCAGGTATATGCCTTGATGCTGGATTCTAAAATGCCAATTATTAACGGCGTTCGTCCACCCGACAGAACGCCTTCAACACCAATGGACACCGTGGAACCTAACGCATCAAAACATTTTAAAACTGTAAGTTTAGGTTGGGATGATTTTGGTCAGGTCACTATTGAAGAAAACTTACCGGTCGCAATGAATGTGTTGTCAATCTACGGCGAAATGGGAGTGGAAAATTTGTAATGGCAAGTGAGCAAACATCAGGTTTTTTGACAGGTGCTTCAGCCGGTGCAATGTTCGGCCCCGTTGGGGCAGTTGTTGGTGGTATTGCCGGCTCATTATTTGGCCGTAGCGAGAGTAAAAAACGTCGCCGTGAAGAAGCGCGAATTCTAACGGAATCCACAACACAGTCATACGATATTGGTGCAACTGAATTTAGAGATATTCGTGAACAGCGCGAACAGATAAGTCAAACGTTCTCACGTAACCTCGCCAGCGAGCGAGCGAGAATGGCGGCTAGTGGCGGATCTTTTGAAGGCAGCGACTGGCTACAAAGACAAGGAGCTGTTGCGCGTGGTCGTGATATATCAATGGAAGAAATCCAGCTTCAGGAAGATAAGTTTTATAACAGTGAGGCCTATCAATATATTGAACAGGATTTTGAGCGTATAGGTGGGCTTAATGTTGAAAGAAGCACGTTAAGATCCGATATGGACGAAACGGCAGACGTTTTTTCTATCCAGACTGAGGGAGCATCTGGTGAAAGCTATTTTACTGAAGAGCAGGCCAGCGAATTACGAACATACTCAGGCAATTTACGTGGCGGGAAGGAAGCTTATCTCGCTTATCAACAATCATTAAGGCCGGACATTGAGGGATACACTAAGTACCGTTTTGGTTCAGATGAAGACAAGCTGGCTTTTGAATCATCTATGTCGGACAAGATTCAGCGAGCAAACACAGCGTTTGGCGAAAAGATCATGCAATTAGAATTAGATGATGCTCGGCGACGTCAGAGTGATGCAGATATGTGGGGTGGTTAAGTGAACCCTTTATGGTTTTTATCGGCAGCCAGTAGTCTTTTTGGTGGTGTTCAACAGTACCGATCAGGAAAAGAAACTGAGAAGGTAGCCGCACAGCAAAGGTTAATGGCTGAAGAAAATGAGCAGCTTGAACGCCGTGAATTAGACGAAATGAAGCGTCGCCAAGAAAACAAAAATGCACAGGTTCGTGGTTCAGCTTTGGCTCGTACCGCAGCAAGTGGTGCAGAAGTTTCAGGTTCAGCAGCTGATTATTTAGCGTACATGGAAACAGAACAGTCAAGAGAAATGGACTGGATGGAGGAAGCAGGCGCTTCGCGTATTCGCCTTAACAAACAGGCCGCTATTTTAGAATCGCAAGCGACAAAAATTCAAGGCCGTTCACAACAAGCTGGTTTGATTACTGGTCTGTTGGGGGGTGTGTCGGCAATGGGTAGAGGTGGTTTTTTTGATAGCGGAACAACGTGGGACAGTGGCGGCGGCTGGGTCTCCGAAATTTATGGCTCAACGTCAAGAGATGCATAAGTGAAAATACCTGCATTCCAATCACAGCAAGTTCAAACAATGGGGCGCGCCAGTTCAGCTGCACTAGGTCGCATTGCTTCGGCAAAAAGCGGTTTAGCTAAAGCGCAAACTAATGTGGCGCAGCATGTTGCCAGCGTCGCCGAGGAATTTGTCGAACGAAAAGAAAGAGCAGAATTTGATAATGCGGTTGCCAGTTCACGGATAGATATGGCTCAGTGGACTGAAGAATATGGAGCTAAACAATTCTATACAGCTGATGAGCTGGAGGGCCGTGTCGATAAAAGTGTTCGTCTGACTGAGGCAGACACTGATGATGATGGAAAAGAAATTCAAGTTCCACGACGATCCATTCCTGCCTATGAAGTCTACTCGCAACTATTAAATAATAAATTGAATGGTGACATGCTGGCAAAATCAGAAGGCATAACCAACCCATTATATAGAAAAGATTTTATTCGATCACGTTCGGTTTATAACGCGGATACAGTAAGGCAGGCGGGACTGGCTGGCGCAAAAGAACAGCGTATAGCCGTGCGCACACAGTCTGACGCCAAACGAATTGAAGCGGTAAAAACTGGCGACATTATCACAGCCGATTACATGGCTAAAAATTTTGATGGCTCAGAGTTTGAGATAGCTGAACGTCTAAAAGAAAATAAGCAGGGTATTGAATTATGGCGCGGAGCAAAAATGATCCAGATGGAAAGCGTCGCTGGTATGAATGCATTGCTTGATGATCTAACTCAGGATGATTACAGGGGGAGTGGCGGCGCATTAACTGAAGATCAAAATATTAATTTGCAAAACAGATTGCGTTCAAAACTGGGTTCAATGCAGGCCCGATCTAAAAGTGGCCAAAAGGTATACACAGCAGAGGCAACCCAACGCGGCAACGACATGGTCTTCGCTTTAGAGAATGGACATCCACAGCCAGTAGGAAGCGTTAAGTCAATGGTGGCTGAACTAGATGCGCTAGGGTTGAATAGGCTTGCGCTACAAGTAAAACGTGCAGAAAAATTAGAGCCTTTTGTTACAGAAATGTTTTTGTTACCACAAGATCAACACGAAGGATTGATTAATGATTATATCGGTGACGCGGCAACCGGTAATGAAGCGATTAAATTGCGTGCTGAGTTAAATACGATTAGCGGAAACATTAGTAAGCAGGTACGAGAGGACGCGACAGGTGTATGGATGAATCGAAATATGTCTGATGCACCAAAGCCTGGAGATGATGATTTTTTTTCGCGCACAGTTTTAGAATCTAAAAAAGCGAGCAATAATTTCCAAGTTAACGCTCAACCGCTAAGTGATGCTGTTGCTGAACAGTTCGCAGGTCAATTTAAAAACGCAACAATAAAAAAGAAAACAGAATTTATTACTGAAGTGTTAGATCAGGTGATGGGAAAAGCAGATCGGGACAAAATTTTTACACAGATTGATAAGAAATATGCAGGCAACTTAAATGTTTATGCAGATATTATTGAACGTGGCGACAATGAGATTATTAATGACATTGACGCGGGGAAAAAGTTACGCGAAGACAAAACTTTAAAGCTGGTTCCAGAAGATACTGATAGTGAAATAAATTCACAACTAGCCGATGTTTTTAAGTTAAACACAGAATTGCGATCATATCGCGAAGCGGTCAAAGATTATTACGCAAAGATGGCTAATGATAATGGGGTGCGAGAAGAAGAATATGTTGATGAAGACTGGGTTAAGGAGGCTATAAAAACAGTGGTTGGTAACGTCGTCGAGTATGACAGCAAAAACTTTTTGTTACCGAATAATGAATTGGATGCGGATAGTTTTGAAGATTGGATTAATAACGTGGATTATAAGTACATTGATCAGTTGGGCGGCGTAATGGGTATGGAGTCAAAGGATGTTTTACAGGCCATACGTGAAGGTGATTTAAAATTAAAACCATCATTAACACGGGGTGAATATTTAATTGCAGATGCAACTGGCGAATATCTAATGAAAAGCAAGTTTGAAGCAGGGAAATCAATTCCATTTAGATATATTTATAATCGCAATGCACCGACTAAGCGAACTAAAAGTTGGTTTGAGTTTAAGAGTGAGTTATGAAACAGAACAGCGCCAATTTGACGAAAATGTGAATGCAAATCTCACAGACAGCCCAAAACTGCCTACTGGTTTTTCGGAAAACTATATGATGGGGATTGGTCAAACGATTGATCAAAGTCTATCTATATCAGAATCATTTGTTAGAGGTTTTGATATACCGTTTTATGGCCATGTAGGTGGTGACTTTAATACAGCGGATCGTGACGAAGAATTACGGTCGATGCGGAAAAGTGGATTGATTAGCGATGATGAATGGATGTCATTTGTTACACCAGATAATCGCGGTATAAAAATGCCTGATTATAGCGCAATGGCTGAGTACGAAAACAGAAAACACGGGACTAATTTTAAAACGAATAAAGAAGTCGATGCAGAAATGCGTGACGCAGTTAAGCGGCGAAGGGAGATTGCGCAAAGCACATTTGATCGTCAGTCCGGCGTTGGCTTTATGGGGGAATTTGCGGGTTCATTGCATGGCTATGTACTAGAACCGGCTGGTCTTGCCGCGATTCCATTGGAGGCCGTTATGTTGGGGCGAGCGGCTTATCAGTTATCACAAGCCGCGACTCGTTTAGGTCGCGCCGCAATGGTTGGCGGTATTGTTGGTAGCGCAAACATGGCGACCGAGGCAGCAATTCAACCTATTGTTTTTAATTGGCACGAAGATATTGGCGTGGATATGACATGGGGTGACGCGCTTACTAATATTGTATCAGTGGGGGTGATGACGGCTGGTGTTGCGGGTATCGCAAAAGGCACTAAGTTTAAGCGCACGTTTGAGGCGGAGCAAAAAGTAGCTAAACAAAAACAGGAATTTATTAAGCAGTATGGAAAAACAGCTTATGACGATGTTAAGGCTATTTATGAAAAGCCTACAGGTGAAAAAATCACAGCTAGTCAGGTTGCAACACTGATGTCTCTGACTCGAAAAACTGCAAAGACTGTAGCAGATGACCCCGAAACAGAGGCATATTTAAAGCATTATGAGAACGAGTTAAATAGCGTACCTAAAAACGTTAAGGCGGAAGAGCATTTTGAAAACGTAGCCGCAGCTGAATCGCGAGTAAATGACGCTACCCCCTCACCAGTTAAAGAGGAAGAAATTGATTATGTGATTGATGATTCGGTACTCGATAAACAATTTGAAGCCATGATGAAAGATAATTTAGAGATGCAAGAAATCACAATGCGCGAACTTGATGATAGTGACATCGGGTTAGATTATTTTGGTCTTGATGATGTTGTGAGGGCGGGGAAGGCTGATGTCCAAAACGCAATTGGCCAGATAGAAAAGAGGACAGCAAAACTGAAGCAAGCTGAAACCTGTTTACTGGGGCAAGCGATATGAGTACAAGAGATTGCCTAATTAAAAACGGGTTCACTGAAGATGAACTAACTCTGATGCTAAAAGGGCAGGATAACCTGAGTGAAATACAGTTCCAAGAACAGATGAAACTTGCAATTGATGAAGGTAACTTCAAAGTAAAGCAGGCCAAGATTCAGTTACTTGCAATTGATAGCGCAATGAAGGCGATTAACACACATCCTAGTGGCCCTCAAAATGGATTAATGTCTTTGCTCGCATTCGATAAAACGGGTACGTCAGGCATTAAGTCAGTCGAAACAATGGCAAATCAATATTCTCGTTTTGCGTTTTCTGAAATGTCAGACATGATGGAAAGTCTCATGCCTAGAACATCAAATGCATGGCAGGTTGATAACACCATGAGACTGAATATTGTTAAAGAAATATTCAGTGAATCAACTGGTGATGCAGAAGCAAAAGCGTTCGCACAGTCATTCATCAAAGCTAACGACAAACTGGTAGCGCTGCACACAAAAATGGGCGGCACTATTAGAAAAAATGATCACTGGAATTTGCCTCAAAACCATAATGCTTTAAAAATTCGTCGAGTCGATAAGTCATCATGGGTTGATGGCTTAATGGAAGAGGGCGTATTGGACGTTGATAATATGATTAACCGCGAAACTGGTGAATCATTTACGTCAGGTGACCCGCGATTGCGCGGAGCGCTTGAGTCAATGTATGACGCCATTGTAACGAATGGTGCATCTAAAATGGATTGGGAAGCGGCTGGCTATAAGGACATTCGTGTGGCCAGAGGCGTACAGAATAGAACGCGTTTTCTTCGTTTTAAGACAGGTGAAAGTTATTTGAATTATCAAAAACAATTTGGTGAGGACAATATTTATTCATCCATGATTACGCATGTTATGGGGATCGCACAAGAGACCGCTTTGATGCGACAGTTCGGCCCGAATCCAGGGGCCGGATATAATTACGTTCGCTCGAAAGCGTCAGAAAAAGCAGGCCATAAGAATCAACGCTTGATTGGTCGTGCCGATAATACAATGAAGGAATTAACCGGCGAGCTATCTGGTACTAATAATAAAATTCAACAAGGTTTTGAAACGTTACGTGCGATTAATGTTTCTAAATTAGGTGGCGCAGCTATTTCAGCCATTGGTGATCAGGGTACGCTAGTAATAACATCCGCTATTAATGGATTACCTATATTTAAGACCACCATGATATTTTTAAAGCATATGGCTGGCGGTGGCAAGGCTGAAAAGCAGTTCTTGTTACAGAGCATGGTTAACGCGGATTATGTAATTGATATTGCCAGTGGGTTAGCGCGTTACGGTGAGGTGGATGCAAATACCGTATGGGGTAAATTTGCCGCTGTACCTGATCGGTTTATTCGTCTATCTGGTTTAAACAAGATGACTGAAGTGGGCCGATCTTCAATTCAGTTATCAGCATTAGGTCATTTGGCAAACGTCGAGGGTTTAGCATGGAAGGATCTATCAGCTAGTAATTTAAGAATGCTGAAGGAGTCCGGCATTAATGAAGCGGACTGGAAGTCTTTAGCAAAATCAAAGAAACAAGTTGTTAACGGTGCTAAATATATTGATCTGCGCGAACTTCCAATGGAGCTACAAATGAAGGTTGGGAACATGATGGATGTGTTAGCCAATCGTGCAATCCCAGCGCCGGACGTAGAAGTAAGGGCCATAATGAGACAGGGATCAGAATCAGGAACAATTTACGGTGAGGGAATGAGGTCAGGGGGGCAGTTTAAATCGTTCGGTATTTCAATTCTGTTGTATCAGATTGAGTTTGCAAAGCAATTCGGTAAGGCAGGCGGCGCTGCATATCTAGCTTCAACTTTTGTTACTTTAACTACGATGGGTATGATGGCCGCGCAAATAAAAGAACTTGTGGCCGGTAAAGAAACAATGGATATGACTACAGGTGCAGCATGGTTGAGAGCAGCGGCGCAGGGAGGTGGGCTTGGCATTTTTGCAGACTTTATATTTAAGGATCAGAGTCGTTTTGGTGGATCAATGGTAGCTACATTAGCTGGGCCATCAGCAGCAGCAATGGAAACACTTTTAGGTCGGTTGCTATTAGCGCATACACAGCAAGCGTTTGTAGCCGCAATCAACCAGGATGAAAAAGCCTTCGAGAAAATATTACAAAGCTTTGGTTCGACGCTTACAGATGAGGTTAGAAAAAATATGCCGTCGCAGCTTTGGTATACAAAATTAGTTTTTGATCGTTATGTTTATCAAACAATCAGCCAGATTGCTGATCCTGATTACATAGGTAAATTACATAAACGCGAATCAAGATTAAAAAGAGATGAAGATCGTGGTTACCTTTTTCAACCCATTAAGTTATAGGTGAGAGAATGACAGTCTTAACAACCAATTCAGCTATTCAATATAACGGCGCATTAGGTCAGGATACATTCGCTTATAACTTCCGTGTCGATAATAAAGAAGACATGCATGTTTCTCTCGATGGTACTGAGCAAGTTCCATCGTCATGGACGATCACAGGACTGGGTAGTAATGCTGGTGGTACGGTTGTCTTAAATACGCCTTTAGCTGCCGGTGCGATTGTGACACTGGGTCGAATCATTGATGCGACACAGGAGGTTGATTATCAGCCTTTTGATGCGTTCCCCGCAGAGACACATGAAGGTGCGTTAGATAAATTAACCATGCTAGTTCAGCAAAATGGTAGCGCTGTTACCCGCAGTGTTCGTTTTCCATTTGGTGATGATTCTGATCCGATTCTACCGGACGCAGTTACACGTCAATTAAAGTATTTTTTCTTTGATGAAAACGGTGATATTTCTTTAGCCGACGGTACGGTAGAAGAAGGCGACTATGTTAAAACAGTTGCTATCAGGCAGGATGGTTCTAGCGGTTCTCCATCAATGATCGGTGTGGATAATTTAGACTTAAATAATCCTAAAATATTTGTACAACCTACTAATGTGGGAACAGGATTAGTTCAATTAGTAAACGCCAAAATACCGAATGAGTTATTAGAAGTCGATACGATTCGTATACTGGGCACGTTCCGTGCCGATAATGAATGTCCTAAATTAGTTACTGATCCAGGTTGTGTCGATCCAGATTACAGAAACCCGACAGAATTATTAGGTGGGCCATACCGTAACGGTGACATATATCTAACATCATATGGTGAACTTGGAGATTTATCGCCACCCACATTCGGTGATGTGAATTTATTGGTTGATGATGAAACAGGTGTAGAGCAAGTTGTTCAGGTTAATGTAGGTGATAGCCTTATTTATTTGGAATATCTTATTCATCCTAACGGCCATGTGGTTTATGAAGGCTGGTATTTGTGGGTTAGATCAGTTCAGGCAGGTGATGCGATAGATGTAGCATTTAACGCTGTAGCTACAGAGGTAATTGAGCCAACATCTACCAATGTTGATTTGGCCTTGCGTGATTTAGATGCACAGGTTTTTATAAATGAAGGTGCGATCCAAGATAATGAAAATGCAATTACAGGTTTAGATGCGCGAGTTGTTATAAATGAAGGTGCGATCCAAGATAATGAAAATGCAATTACAGGTTTAGATGCGCGAGTCGTTATAACTGAAGGACTGGCTAACGGTGCTGTTCAAAGGACCGGCGATCAAATGTCAGGTGCTCTTGCAATACACTTTGCCGCATTGCACAACATACCGCATATAAATCTAACGCAGGCTGATAACGCAAATAACTTAACATACCTTTTAAAGCTAGGAAGTGGCGCTTCAAATCCATCAGTTATTGAAGACGACATATTACTAGCTTTCAATAAAGGTGCTGCTGATACAGGTGTTTTAGTAATAGGTGGATGGTCTACTGCGCTATGTGCAATACGCATAGATAACGCTAATAAGACATTAGAGTTAGCTGGCAAAACAGTTTTAACCAGACCTGATACACAACTTACAATTAAATCTACAAACACGTCATTGAGTGATATTTTATTTCAAGGTTCTGATGACGTTACGCGGGCACGACTTCGTTATAACTATTCCACTGAACAGTTTACGTTAACAATGCACGATGCTGCCGGAGCGACGTTAAACACATTTACGCTTGATCAAGCAGGTGCATTACATTGTAATCATGTAAACGTAGAATTTACTCCATCGGCACCTTCGCATGTAACACGTAAAGATTACGTTGACGATAGTAATGCAGGTGGCACCCTTCCAGAAATTGTTGACTTTAACGACGAAGCATACCTAGTACCTAAGTCATTTCATCAAGGTATTGCTGCAACTAGTACGCATAGCAACGGCCCAGCAACGTTGGCTCAGGGCGCTCGTTATATGTTATCAGTATTTCGCGCAGCGCCAGCGAACAGCGTAGTCGGGGCTGTCGATCTTACTCAAGTTATATATGGGCAAGATAATAACGGTGAGACTAGGATGTGGTTCAGACCAAGACAGGACGCTACATGGTTTGGCTGGACTGAGATGGCCAGTGCAGGCTATGCAAATAGCCTAGCACTTACTGCAATAAACGGATCACTATCATCTCAGAGTTTTCCTAGTGATGATTACGATGCTGTTATTAAAGCAGGTATATATGCTGGCGGCGTTAGTTCACTTAATAGGCCATTTGATGGAACGTTCAATGTTCAAACGTATTTGGTTGGCGCAGATTTTTGTCAGTTAGCAACTCAAATGGGTGGCGACCGAATTTATTATCGTGCACAAACTGGGGCTGTGTGGGCCAACCCGTGGAAAGAAATTGGTACAGGTGGTGGTGCAGGTGTTTGGCAAGCTGATACCCCACCAGTAGATAAAGGAACTTTTCCTATCTGGTTTAATACGGCGACAGGTAAAACATTTACTTGGTATAGCGATGGTGATTCAAGTCAGTGGGTACAGGACGTTGCAACTAGTGAAAGTATCGAGTCACCAGCTAAAAAGAATTACATTATCAATCCAACGTTTTCAATTAATCAAAGACAGTTTGCTGGTGGTGCAACTAGTGCGGCATATACTTTTGATAGGTGGACAACTAACTCAAATGATATATCAGTATCGCTTCCGGATGTAAATGGTTTTATTACTATAAGTGGCCAAGACATTGATGCGAAAGCATTGATACAGCGTATTGAAGATTTTGGTTTTACTGGGGAAGTGACATTATCATGGGAAGGTACAGCACAAGCATCTTATTATAGAGCGAGCGGCGGTATCCTCCCAGCTTATGTTAGTTCACCTTTAACTATGACTTTATTAGCTGGAAATAATGGTGGCATAAAAGAAGAGTTTTATTTTGGTAACGGCACTCTTAAAAACGTTAAGTTGGAAATTGGCGGCGTAGCAACACCTTTTGAGTATCCAGATATTGGAACGGAATTAGCTAAGTGTCAGCGGTACTTTACCACTAGCTACACAGAGGCATATCCTATTGGCGGGGTTGTACCTAATACCTATGCTTACCAAACATTTTGGGGTAGTGATGCTTCAGGTGGTGTAGCAAGTACACCATACTTCTTCCCAGTTACGTTGAGGGCGAGGCCGGTTATTACAGTCTGGGATCTTGCTGGCAACGAAGGCAAGATGACGGTTGCTAATAATACGGGTACGCAAACACATAACCAAGCGCCTAATGCAATTTACCTTACACAATCTCATTTGTTGGTTCGCGCATATGCGACACCTTATTTTGGTAACTTGTTTATGTTTACAGCAGACGCAGAGCTTTAGGAGATAAAAACATGGCAATAAATTTTCCAACAGCACCCGCATTAAATGATCAATATACAGATGCTAATGGTGTCATATGGTTATGCACTATGGCCGTGTCTAATGGTGATCCAGATAATGCATGGGCTAGGGTAGGACAGAGCCAAGATATTGTTGTGCCCAGTAATAAAAATTATATTATTAATCCTACGTTTTTAATTAATCAACGCGGGTTTGCAGGCGGTGCTATAGGATTGAATTCATATAGTTTCGATAGGTGGAAAGCAAATAATGTAGGTGTATCTGCAACGCTTCCAGATGTAAATGGATTTATAACAATTAGTGGTGCCAGCGGTGCAGTAGGTCTTCAATATCCAATGGCAGATGAAGGATTTGATAAGCAAGTAACTTTAAGCTGGGAAGGTTCAGCGCAAGTCATATATTATAGAGCGAATGGAAGTGTATGGACTGAACAGCTAAGTTCGCCTGTAACTCTAACGCTTGCAAGTGGTACATCAAGTTTCGCAAAAGAATATTTTACTTTCGGTAACGGCACACTCAAAAACGTAAAGCTTGAACTTGGAAATACACCCACACCATTTGAGTATCCAGATATAGCGAGTGAATTAGCTAAGTGCCAACGATTCTTCCTAAGAGTAGATGGTGGTCAGGGTGCCATGTCGACATCAGGCGGCGGTCGATCAGTCGGCGAGTTTTGTTTTCCTGTTACGATGCGGGCTATTCCTGCTATTTCAGCGTGGTACTTTGATTCGTTAAACTACTATAATTCTGGTGGGGATTCGTCAGCTACAGTACATCAACCATCAACTACAAACCCTAATAAAACCGTATTGTTTTCAGAGAGACTAACTGCTGTTGGGCGTGAAGTTAATTACTATACAAACTTCTCCTGCAACCTAAGTGCGGAGTTATAAAATGACATTATTAACAACAACAGTCAGCATTACTTATAACGGTGTTCCACCACAGGATACCTTTGTGTTTAACTTTCGTGTCGATCAAAAAGAAGACCTGAATGTAATCTTTGATGGCGTAACACAGAGTCAAGGGGATTGGGAGTTCGGCGATCCTATTCATGATCCAGGTAATCCCGCTGGTGGCACGGTTGTTTTAAATGATCCGCTGATAGCGGCCACTGTTGTTACATTGGCTAGGCTGGTTCCACCAACACAGGAAGTTGACTATCAGCCTTTCGACGCATTCCCAGCTGAAACTCATGAGGGTGCGCTGGATAAAATAACCATGCTAATTCAACAGGGTGACGACGCAACTAAGCGTTCTATTCGTTTTCCTTTAGGGGATAAAACTACCCCCACCACTCCCAGTGTTGCGGTTCGTGCAAATAAATATTTAAAGTTTAATCCTGATGGCAGTGTCGGCGTCGTTGACGCGGTTCCACTTGATGATGCAGTGGCCACGATTACCATAAGACAAGACGGTTCAAGTGGTTCGCCAGTGATGCTGGGTATTGATGCGAGTGACGCGAATAATCCTGAATTATTTGTGCAGCCTACGAATGTTCAAAATGGTTTAGTTCAATTGGTAGACGGAAAAATACCACCCGAAGTTTTTACTGTTCAAGGCGTCAATACGTTGGGGGCTTTTCGTGGTGATGATGAATGCCCTAAGAATGAAGATATTGTTGGGACTCCCCCATACGTGTGTACACCTGGTGCAGACTATCGCAGCCCAACAGAATTATTTGGTGGGCCTTTTAATAATGGCGACATTTATGTCATTACTATGGGGGAGGCGGGAGATCCGTCACCCCCCTTGTCCGGCTCAATTAATATGCAAGCCGATGATCAAACAGATACAACCTCACCAATTGCAGTGGAAAAAGGTGATGGTATTTTATATCTTGAAAGACAGACACAACCTAATGGCCACGAAATTTATGAAGGCTGGTATCACTGGCCAAGATTGACTGAGGTTGGTGACGCGAGTGATATTGTATTTGACGATGCTGCATTAGATTATTTTCTGGGCGCAAATGTACAAGCGGCCATCTCGGCAGGTGATTCAAGTCTAGGTAATTTAATTACAGCGCTGGTTGATACTGAGCTGCCAAAAAAATTAGACAAGCCAATACCGTCAGCTACTGACAACAATATTTGTATATTCACTGGCAACAATGCAGCTGATGGTGGCGAGTCGATACAGGAAATAAAAGACTATGTTGATGCGGCTGTCGCTTCCGCATTAAATAATACTCACCCTATTGGCTCATACTTCATTGGCCCGAATCCAAACGGTACTATTACAGGAACATGGGTGTCGGTGGAAGATGTGATGCTCATTGGGGCGTCAGCGACTTATCCAACTGATTCAACAGGTGGTAGTGCTGACGCTATTATCCCAAGTCATAACCATGTTTTTAGCGGTAACGTTTTGCCAGCCCATCACCACACATGGGCTGGTCAATCTTTAGGGTCAAAAACAACCGGCAGTTCGTCACCAATAGTCCCTGGTACTTCTAACACGTCATCCGTTTCAGCAGGAACACCTAGTGGGTCGATTAGTACGATAGGTGAGAGTGTGACCGGCAAGAATCTACCTCCATACAAATCAGTCCCCATTTGGCAGAGAGCAGCATAGGTAATAAATCATGACATATAACGAATGCAAGTTAGCTTACTATCAATCAAATGGAGCAACTTCAAATTGTATTCAGGATGCCGAGCGTGAATATCTTTTGTCTCAGGGGATGAATCCCGCCACGAACGAAGATATGTGGGTAGAATTATTAGGTGTTGCTTACTCCGACAGGAGATACGTTTTCTGGGTTAACAATAAATGCCAACCAGGGTTAATTGTCCCCATTGCCGGTTGGACAGGGAAAAAGGATTGTGCCGGTGTATTGCACTCTTCTCAGTTTGACGGCGCTGCCGGTCGAAATATTACTGAGTATAAGCCAGAGAAGGGAAGGCCTCTTGCGCCAGTCACACCGGCCACTCAGTCAACGTGGCAATTGACAGGTAAAAGTGGCGTCATTAAAAAAGCTGAAGTAGACATGATTATTACTGATGTTGGTGTTAGTTCATATACGGTGATTGCTGATATTAGGGCCGGTGGCATCGTCGTTCGATTTGATTCAGTTCAGGACTACTACATGTTTCAGGGGAGCGGCGAAGCTTTTGTTGGTGGTGGCAAAAAAGGGTATTCACGGCAGGTAGATGAGATTTGGCATAGTGGTAAGGCCGGACGCAAGACAGTAAAAGTCGTTGTTACTCCAAGAGATATAACCGTGAGCAGGGTTGATGCTCCTTCAGCTCCAAAAACTTATGTAACCACAGCCTTTAACAAATCGACAAAATGTGGTCTTTACGGCTTATCGACAGGGGTTGCCTGTTATAAATTCGAGGTGTTCTCATGAGTATAGTTACAGTGGAGTTTAGTGGCGTCATTGTGTTTACCGAGGTCACAATACCTAATGGCGTAACAATCACAAACAATAGTACGCTAGAGGTTGCTACTATTGATTCCGTCACTGGATCGGGGTCAATTCTGGTTGAGTATGACGTTACGTGGGTTGGGATTCCTCAGGTTGGTGAGAACATTGTTTGGGCTTATGACGGAGCAGGCGACTACGCTGATAATGAGGCCACGCCCATGACAGTTGCTGCATTAGACCTGATAAATTGTACTGGTTAGTAGGGCGTTCTCTCACCAAATATAATTGACTTTCGTTTTTTTCTCATTATCATTTATATATAACTCCATCATTTCCCCCCCCTGACAGAATATTGGAGATAATAAAATGACAATGAACGAATGGTTAGATGATTTTCAGCCCATTAGAAACCCCGAACGCCCTCAATCCGATACGGCCTATGGTTTTAGACGCTTCATGTTTGATACTGTCTGTCTTGATCAGTCTGCTGCTGAAGATCGTGACCCTTACGAAAATCATAAAATATGGTCACTAATTAAGTATGACGGAAAGCTCGTTCTAGTTAATGGGTTTCACCCCAACAATGCCGAAGGCTTTTTTATGGCCAGAATTGATTGGAACAGAGAGTACAGAATTACGTCCCTGCTGTAGTTTTTTCCATAGGTTTTTTTCCATAGCTACCTCACTACTGTCTGCAATGCGGGCTGCTTGCTCTACGTTTTTTTCTCATTATCATTTATATATAACTCCATCATTTCCCCCCCCTGACAGAATATTGGAGATAATAAAATGACAATGACAGAATGGATTAGCTATTTTCAACCCATTAGAAACCCCGAACGACCCCAATCCGACTCGGCTTATGGCTTCAGATGTTGTATGTTTGATTCTGTATTTATTAATCAGCTGGATGATGGAAAGCATGACCCCTATAAGAACCACAGAATCTGGTCATTAGTTAGGTACAACGGAAAGCTCGCTCTCGTTAATGGCTTTCACCCTAATACCTCTGAGGGCTATTTCATGGCCAGAATTGATTGGGATAGAGACTACAAGATTACCGCTCTAACGTAAGTATCAAATTTTAATCTTCCGGCTGATGCATAGCCGCCTCCAGCTTGATGAGTCGTTGCTTTATGTTTCTCAGCAACTCCACCTCTTTTTTTGTTCTGTCAAAATCAGTACTGGCGTCAAAAAGAGGCTCACCCGAAGGAAGAAAATAATCGTATAGATCCCTTGTTACATCTAAGTAAGCGCATATGTCTGTTGCATTGCGAATAGCATGAATTGAATCTTTCCCATAACAGCGTGAAGGTAAAAATATGGGGCCGGCTTCCTTGTTAGCCAGCCATCCCCAGTCAACGTCGCAACCAATAAGGCTAACTGGTCTCATCTGGGACGGTGCGCCGATTCGTATATTCACTTTTTTATATTCACCTGTCTTTTTGATAAGGACGGTGATCTCTCTTTCTGCTACAGGTGCTTCTACCTTCATATTATCCTCTGTTTTTATCATCGTTTTTTTTAATTCTTTTTTTTTCACCAAGTTCTTCGTTTATTTCTTTAGGCGTGCCTTCTTTATCAAAAAGTGGCTTTTTTGATTCGAGGAAAAAAAAATCATATTCATCAGTTAGCCCCATTAGTGCATGTCTTATATCTGAGGCGAAAAAAACAGCCTGTATCTCATTCTCTCCGTGACATTCATAGCTATCGAGTATTTCACTGAATTCAACAATGCACTCGTAATCGCCAGCGTATAGGTACCCCCCCCGTCTATCTTCAATTATTTTTACTGGAGCAAATATCCTTATCGTTAACGGCTTTTTTGCTTCGCTGTTTTTTTCAGAAAAAAGAATCGTTCGCTCCGCTATCACCCTGCTGTCTCTCATGGTTTTCTCGACATGCAGGCATGGAAGACCTTTTGTGACCTTATGTAACAGTTTTCTTTCGCCTTATCATCGTCAATCCCCATAAGCACATTGTGTAGCGTGCAGTCACTCTGGGCCTCGTTTTTCATGTTGGTGCATCTCCTTTTTTTATTTTTGGCTGTTTTACCCTTGTTGTTACCAGGGCAGTCTGAGTTGGCGTGGCTGGCCGCCATGCCTGAAGGCATAGGG